ACTGATGATGAGTTTAATCAATTAGTAATTGATGAAGAAGTATCTGTTACAGAACATTCTGAATATGAAGAAGAATTAAAAGATGATAATGATGAAATAATTGACACTATTAAATTGCATGATTGTGTAATTCATAAAACACAAAAATATGGCAAAGTAAAAATTGAACCAGTACCACCTGAAGAATTTTTAATTGAACGTAGAGCTAAGTCTATTGAAGATGCAAATTTTATAGCTCATAGAACTAACATGAGCAGAACTCAATTAATTGAAATGGGTTATGATCCAGAAGTAGTTATGACATTGCCAGTTGGTGATACTAATTATTATTCTGAAGATAGACATGTTAGATTTCAAGATACAGATTTTTCTGCACCACAAGATAAAGGTGACTCATCTACTGATGAAATATTAATACATGAATGTTATGCAAGAATTGATATTAATGGTGATGGTAAATCAGAATTAGTTAAAGTTTGTATAGCTGGTGATGCAGCATATAAAATATTAGGTATTGAAGAAATTGATTCTATGCCATTTATTTCTGTAACTCCAATCTTAATGCCACATAGATTTTATGGAAGATCTATTGCAGAACTTGTTGAAGATATACAATTAATTAAATCTACTGTTATGCGTCAAATGTTAGACAACATGTATCTAACTAATAATAATCGTATAGCTATTCAAGATGGTCAAGTTGCTATGGATGATTTATTAACTAATAGACCAGGTGGAATTGTTAGAACTAAACAACCACCACAAAATGTTATCATGCCTTTACAAGCACAACCTATTACTGATCAAGCATCAGGAATGTTAAATTATTTAGATGCTGTAAAAGAATCTAGAACTGGTCAAACTAGACAATCACAAGGTTTAATGCCAGATACATTAAATACTAAAACTGCAACAGGTATTAATCAAATATTAACCCAATCTCAAATGAGAATGGAATTAGTTGCTAGAGTATTTGCTGAAACAGGTGTTAAAGATTTAGCTAAAAAAATATTTGAATTAGTTTGCAAATACCAACAAAAAGAAAAAATTGTTCGTATTAGAGGTAAGTTTATTCCTATGCGACCATATGAATGGAGAGATAGAATGAACATTACTGTAGCTGTAGGATTAGGTACAGGTTCTAAAGAACAACAATTAATTTTATTAAACTCTATTTTAGAACGTCAATTACAAGCAATTAACTTACAACAAAACGTATTTGGCCCAGTTGTTAATGTTAAAAACATTTATCATACTTTACGTAAACTAGTAGAAAATGCTGGATTAGGTAATGTTGAACCATACTTTATGGATCCTGAAGTTGGTCAAGCACAAATGCCTCAACTTCCACCTAAAGGGCCTACTGAATTTGAGAAGGTTACATTGGCTCAAGTACAAGGTGAAAATGAAAGAGCTGTATTACAATCTCAAGTAGAGATCAAAAAACTTGAAGCTAAAATGAGAGAAAAATTATTAGACTTTGAACTTCAAGTTAAAGATATGGAACTTAAATATAATACTAAGATTGATGAACTTGCTATCAAAAATAGATCTATGATAGAACAACAACAAGTTAGACAATCAGGTGATATATTTAAAAAAATAATGGAAGGACAAGAAAAGTTTTTTAAAAACAATGAGCAATCTGGACAAACAAATACAGAAGGGTCATCAGGCGAAACGCCTATTGGATGAACCTTTACTAAAAGAAGCTTTTGAATATCTCTTTGAAGAATATAAAAAAGAGATTTTTAATACGAGTTACAATGACCATGAACAACGCCAAGTTCTTTGGATGGCATATAATTTGCTAAACAAAATAAAAGGGCATTTAATAACTGTCATGGAAACAGGTAAACTAGCCTCCTCGGAGCTAGAAAACTTAACACGCCAAACTACAAATGAATAGTAGCGTTAACAAAGGAGCATATAATGCAAGTAACTGATCAATCAGTAAAAGGTGCTGCTGATAAAATTTTAGGATTACTGAATCCTCAGCCTGAAACTCCAAAAGAGTCAAAACAGACTGAAGGACAATCAGAACCTAAAGTAACAGCAGAACCAGCAGTAGAGCCTGTAGAGGAACAGGTTACATCTCAAGAGAGCCAATCTTTGTCTGAAGAAGCTCCAGCAGAAGTCGAAGCTACTGTAAATGAGGAAGTAACAGAAGAAACTGCGTCAGAAGTAGAAGTCGAGAAACCCAATCTCCACCGAGTCAAAGTACAAGGTCAAGAGCTAGAGGTTACACTTGACGAACTTAAAGCAGGTTATTCTAGAGATTCCGACTATAGACAAAAAACTCATTCTCTTTCTTTAGAACGAAAACAAATTGAAGAAGAGAAAAGTGTTTTGCGTCAACAATACGACATAAAACTTAGAGAATTGAATGAAGCAATTGCTAGTGCTGAATCACTTACCAGACAACAACTAGACCCTGCTGAATTGCAAAAACTTTATGAGGAAGATCCTGCTCAAGCAGCTAAGTATGACTTTCAACTTAGACAGCAACAAGAAAAGATCAACCAAACAAAATTAAAAGCAAATCAAGCAGCACAAGCACAATATAATGCATATCTAGCTGAACAAAGAAGATTGGCACAGGAGCGTATCCCTGAATTTAGTGATCCTGTAAAATCTGAAGGATTTAAAAGTGGAATTAAATCTACTTTAAAAACTTATGGTTTTTCAGATCAAGAAATAGCATCATTAGCAGATCATAGAATGTTAATGGTTATCAAGGATGCAATGTCTTACAAAGGTTTAAAAAATTCTAAACCTATTGTTCAAAAGAAAATTGCAAACGCACCTAAAATTATCAAACCTGGTATTGCTAAATCAGAAAACTCTAAGAGGATTGACGTAAGGAACAAGATATCTAAACTAAAGAAGAGTGGGCGAATTGAAGATGCTCAATCTGCTATTTTAGGTATGTTAACTAAATAACCTAACGGAGAAAATAAAATGGCACAACCAACTAATACATTCGACACTTACGATGCTGTAGGTATTAGAGAAGATTTGCAAGATGTTATTTACTCTATCTCTCCTACTGACACTCCATTTATGAGTTCAGCAGCAAGAGAAGCAGTAAGAAACACATTGCATGAGTGGCAAACTGATAGTTTAGCTGCAGCTTCTACTTCTAACGCAGTAGTTGAAGGTGACGATGCAAGTCTAGATGCTGTAACTGCAACATCTAGATTATCAAACACAACTCAGATCATGGACAAAACTGTCGTGATCACTGGTACTCAAGAATCAGTTGACAAAGCTGGTAGAGCATCAGAATTAGCGTACCAAATCGCTAAAAAATCTAAAGAGCTTAAAAGAGATATGGAAGCTACATTGTTAGCTAACCAAGCTGAAGTTTCTGGCGATAGTTCAACAGCTAGAAAATTTGGATCTATTAACTCTTGGATTGCATCTAATGACGTATTTGCGGCTGATGGTGCTTCAGGCGGTGCTGGTAATACAGCTAGAACTGATGGTACTCAAGTAGCGTTAACTGAAGCTAACTTGAAAACAGTTATCAAAAACGTATGGAACGCTGGCGGTAATCCTTCTATCATCATGGTAGGCCCATTCAATAAACAGAAAATTTCTGGTTTTACTGGTGGATCTACTAGATTCGATGCTTCTGAAGATAAAACTTTATATACTTCTATTGATGTATATTCTTCAGACTTCGGTGATCTAGAAGTTGTACCTAACAGATTCTCAAGAGATAGAGATGCTCATGTCCTAGACATGGACTATTGGTCTATCGGATTCTTGAGAGATTTCACTATGCATGAATTAGCTAAGACTGGTGACAGTGAGAAAAGACAAATGCTTGTCGAATTCACATTGATCTCTAGAAACGAAGCTGCTTCAGGTGGAGTTTACGATCTAACAACTGCATAATAACTAAATAATATTGGGGGAGTTCTCCCTTTGTTCTCCCCCAGCTAAACTATGAAGTCTTATGGAGATATAGACGGAACGTAGGAGAAACAAAATGAGAACATTAAACGACTATTTTTTAACAGTTAAAATTACTGACGTTAGTACAGCAGGAAGCACATTTGTTGCAGTACCTGATGGCGGTAACATTGTTAAAATATACAGTACAATCAAAAATGCTATTACTACAGCTAATGCTGCATTATCATTTGAGATTGGTGGAACAGCAGTAACTAATGGTGGTATCACTATTGGTTATGATGGTTCTGCTGCTGGAGATGTTGATTCTTCAACACCTTCTGCAAATAATAGAGTAGAAGAAGGAGAAGCTATCGAAGTAATTACTGATGGTGGATCTTCAACTGCTTGTGAATGTATGATAACATTCGTAATTAGAAGATAATCTTTTAGGGGGTGGAAACACCCCCGTTAACTATTAGGAGAAAATATGCATATAGCTATGCGACCAGTAACTACACAAAAAGTTAATTCAGCAGGTTCTTCTGCACAATCCGCAGCTTTTGGAGCTAACATTGAATATGTAAGAGTTATTCCAGATGCTGATTGTCATATAGAATTTGGTGTAAACCCTACAGCAACTACATCTAAAATATTTATGGAATCTAAAACTTCTGAAATTTTTAAAGTTTCTCAAGGAGAAAAAGTAGCTGTAATTGGAACTGTGAATTTATACGTAACTGAATTAAGTGAGTAATGAGTATTTTAAGATCTGTAGATCCAGATGGTACTAAGTACTATTTTGAAGATGATGGAAAGCTTACTATTAAGCAATCCCAAAATACAGATGCTATCTTAAAAAAAAATAAAAATTTATATAACCAAGGAGATTCTGGATATAATGTAGGTAAAGATATGAAGCGTGTTGCAAGTATACCTACACTTGTATTAACTCTTTGGACTAAAGAATACAATGGTACAAACAATTGGTTTGCCTTACCACAAGAAACTAGAAGTAAAATTTTAAAACAAAAATTAAATAGCAGTGATTATAAATATTTTAGAACTGCATCAGGAAGATTTTAATGGCATTAACAACTTATACAGAATTAAAAGCATCAATAGCTAATTGGCTTAATAGATCTGATCTAACTTCAGAAATATCTGAAGACTTTATCAAACTTTGTGAAGCAGATTTTAATGCTAAACTTAGAATTAGACAAATGGAACAGATTGATGAAGTAACTATTAATGCTGAAACAATAACTGTTCCTACTGGATTTATTGGCGTAAGATCATTTTATATTTTATCTGGAGGAACTAAATATCAATTAGAATATATATCTCCAGCAAATATGTTTAAAACTAGAGGAGCAAGTACTTCTGGCATACCTAGAGTTTATGGTATAGAATCTGATAATGCTACAGAAAGTTTTAGATTTGCTCCATCACCTGATCTTTCGTATACAGGATACTTACAATATTATAAAGCGTTTCCTAGTTTATCTTCTGGAAATGCTAGTAACTATATCCTTGCCAATCATCCTGGTATTTATCTTTATGGTAGCTTGTATCATTCATCTAATTTTTTGGGTGGTATCGATCCTAACCAACAACAACAATGGTTAGCTATGTATCAAGTAAATTTAGAAAGATGTGAGAACAATGATAGAACAGACTCTTATGGTGCAGCACCTGTTGTACAAAGAACAGATGTAGGAACAGATTTATCTTTCTATCGTAGAAAAGCATCAAGTTAGGAGTCTTATGCAAATTCCTTTTGGCGAATGGTTACCAGATCAACCAAGTCATAATAATCCTGGATCTAATGTAGCAACTAATGTATATTATGCATTAAATTCATACAAACGATTTCCATCATTAGTTAGTTATTCGTCTAATAATATTGGTGCAGATTGTAGAGGAGGAGGTTCATTTAGAGATGGTTCCAATAATGTTTATAACTTTGTTGCTAATAATACTAATATCTATCAATTAGATGGTGGAACTTTTACTTCAAAAAAAGGATCATTGACTGGTGACAATACAGACTTTTGGACATTTACCCAATTTGGTAATTATATTATAGCAAGTAATGGTGTAGATAATCCTCAATATTTTTTAATGGGTACGTCTACTAATTTTGCAGACTTATCTACAATTGCTACAGATGGTACTCCACCAGTATTTAGAACAAGTGGTGTTATACGAGATTTTTTAGTTACAGGTAATCAATCAGGTAATACTAATAGAGTACAATGGTCTGGAATTAATGATATTGGAACATGGACTCCTGGAAAAAAATTAGCAGATTATCAAGATCTGCCAGGTTCAGGAGGTGAAATCGTTGCTATAACTTCTGGAGAAGTAGGTTATATATTTAGACAAAACCAAATAGTTCGTATGGACTTTGTAGGTGGAGCTACTGTATTTAGATTTTCAGTTATCTCTCCTAATAGAGGAGCTGTATATGGTCAAACTGTTTGTCAAGATAATAGACAAGTATTCTTTTATGCAGATGATGGATTTTATCAAATTAATGGTGATAGCGTTGTTCCTATTGGAGCAGAAAAAGTAAATAGATTTTTTGAACTAGATTTAAACAAAGCATTTTCTGATAGAATTGTAGCTACTACAGATCCTTTTAATCAATTAGCTTTATGGTTATATCCTTCCTCTCAAAATACTAATAATACTACAGGTATTTGTGATAGAATTTTAATTTATAATTACAGTACACAAAAATGGTCATTAGCAGAAGCTAATGCATCATTTATATTTTCACAGTTTGTGGGAGCTTATACTGTAGAATTAATGGATATTATTTCTGAAAACTTAGAAAATATTAATATTGCATTAGATACAGATTTTTGGGCTGGTGGACAAAAATATTTAGGTGCTATTGATACTAATTATAAAGCAGCTATATTTTCAGGAACTTCAAATGAGGCTGAAATTGAAACAGGAGAATTTGAAATATTCCCAGGATTACGTGCAAGTGTACAAGGAATAAGACCTATTGTAGATGCTGAAGCAACTGTTACTATAAAAACTAGAGATAGATTAGCTGATACTGCTACAGAATCTTCATCAGTTATCATGAATAGCACAGGTATTAACCCAGTTAGACAATCTGGTAGATATTTTAAAGCAAATATAAAAGTACCTTCTGGCACTTTGTTTACTCACGCTCAAGGTATTGATATAATAGCAAGTAAAGCAGGTTTAAGATAATGGCTGACGTTGTTGAACGAGATATAGATAATGTTAGATATAGTTTTGAAACTCAAGAATTTTTCCAAAGACAATTGGAAGAATCAGTTAATAGTTTAATTAATAAAAATAATGTAGAAACTGACAAAGTTTTTGCATGGTTTATAGGATAATAAATGTCAGGAATTAAAGATTATTCAAGTACAGCAGCAAATAATACAGCAGTAGGTGGAGTCAGTATTGCAGAAGGTATGTTACCTTCTAATATTAATAACGCATTAAGAGCTATTCTTGCAGATACAAGAGAATGGTATAACGATAGTCAATGGGTTATTTATGGAGATGGCGATGCGTCATTTACTTTTGCCTATGCTAGTGCAACATCATTTACTGTAGCAAGTACAGACGTAACATCTTTTTATCATGCAAATCGTAGAGTTAAAATTGTAGGCTCTTCTACAGGAACTATCTACGGAACAATTAGTTCATCTTCATTTTCAACTAATACAACTGTTAATGTAACTTTAGATTCAGGTGCAATTCAAAATGAAAGCATTACAGTTTATGTTGGTGCTTTATCTGCAACTAATACTTCTATACCAGCAGGTTCAGTTTCAACTTCTGTATTAGCAGATGGATCTGTTACTACGGCCAAGATTGCAGCAGATGCTGTCAATGGTTCTAAAATTGCAGATGATAGTATTGACTCAGAACATTATGTAGATGGTTCTATTGATACTGCACATATTGCAGACTCACAAATCACAACTGCCAAACTAGCAGACTCAAGTGTAACTTCAGCTAAGATCGCTGATGGAACTATTGTTAATGCAGACATTAATGCTAGTGCAACAATTGACGCAACAAAAATTCATGATGGTAGTATTTCTAATACAGAATTTGGTTACTTAAATAATGTATCTTCTAATATCCAAACTCAATTAGATGCTAAACTTGTTAAAGCAAATAATTTATCTGACTTAACCAATACTGCTACTGCTAGAACTAATTTAGGTGTAGCAATTGGAACTAACGTACAAGCATATGATGCTGAACTACAAGCAATTGCAGGATTAACTTCAGCAGCAGATAAAGGTATTCAATTTACTGGTTCAGGCACAGCAGCAACTTATGATTTAACAACTGCTGGTAAAGCTCTATTAGATGACGCAGATGCTTCTGCTCAAAGAACAACTTTAGGATTAGGAACTATTGCAGTACAAAATGCAAACAATGTTTCTATATCTGGCGGAACTGTAACAGGATTAGGAAGTCCAAGTGCAGGTTCAGATGCAGCTACTAAAACTTACGTTGATAATTTAGTAACAGGACTTAAAACAAGAATTATCGTTAGAGTAGCAACTACTGCTAATATTAATTTATCTACTGATTTAGAAAATGGTGATACCTTAGATGGTATTACACTAGTAACAGGTAATAAAGTTTTGGTTAAAAACCAAACTTCAGCAAGTGCTAATGGTATTTATGATGTAGTAGCAAGTGGTGCTGCAACTAGAAATACAGACTATGATACTATTGCAGAATTAGCTGGACAAATTGTAGTAGTCCAAGAAGGTACAACTAATGGTGATGATTTATACCTTTGCACAACTGACACCTCAGCTTCATTAGGAGTTTCTGATATTACATTTACTAAAGTGTTTCCATCATCTGGTGGAACAGTAACACAAGTAGCAGTAGCAGATTCAGGTGCTTCAGAATTTACTGTAACAGGTTCACCTATTACATCTTCAGGAACTATAAGTTTAGCGGTTAATAGTATTAGTAATGCTAAAATATCTGGACTAGGAACAGCAGCTACTTTAGACGTTGGAACATCTGCTAATAATATAGTACAATTAAATGGATCAGCACAACTACCTGCTGTAGATGGTAGTCAATTAACAGGCATAGACGCAGCAAGTCCAGGATTTGCTATTGCTATGGCAATCGCATTATAATATAGGAGTTTATATGGCACAAAATTTTAGAAGATACACAAGCAACGATGTAGGAACATCTGCTGCAACATTATTTACATCTGACAGTTACGATACAGTAGTAGGTATTTCAGTAGCGAATGTTACTGCTTCAAGTGTAACAGCTTCGGTTTATATCAACGATGGAACAAACGACATCTATCTAGTAAAAGATGCACCAATCCCAGCAGGATCTGCATTACAAGTATTAGATGGTGGAGCAAAATTTGTAGTACAATCAGGAGATGCTTTAAAAGTTATTTCTAATACTGCAAGTTCACTAGATGTTTGGGTTTCCACAGTTGATGCAATTAGTTCATAGGAGAAAATAAATGCCGTTTATTGGTAACCAACCAACAGCAGTACCTTTATCAAGTGCTGACATAACTGATGGAATTATTACACCAGCTAAATTAGCAACTACTTTAGATTTATCTTCTAAAACAATTACATTACCATCAGGAGTAGGTGGTAAGGTTTTGCAAGTAGTATCTACACTATATACAACTGCTACATCTCAATCTATTTCACAAAATACAATAACAAATGTAACTGGGGTTAATGTATCTATTACTCCATCTTCTACATCAAATAAAATTTTAATTTATTGTAGATTTTTTGGAGAATTTAGTGGAGATCCACAAGATGCTATGTTTGGTTTAAAAAGAGATAGTGTAGAAATTGGCGGTGCTGTTAGTGCTGGAGATAGGACTTACGGAATATCAATTCCTGTGGATTCAGCTACAAGTACAGATAATGCAAGTACACCAGATACAGTATATTTTCATCATTTAGATTCTCCATCTTTAACAAGTTCATTAACATATTATCTGACTGCCTATGCAAAAACATCAGGAAGAACTTTATATATAAATAGAACTGTTAATGATTCATCAGGAAGTCCATATTTTTATGAAAGAGGTTCTTGTGAAATTACAGCTATGGAGATTTCAGCATGATTGTAGAAGCTATTTTAAAAATTAATCCTAATGCAAAAGTAAGTGTAACTAATGAAAATTTAAATGAAATAACTTGGCATAACGGAACAACACCAATATCAAAATCAGAAATAGAAGCTATGATACCAGTTGTAAAAGCTGAAATGGAACAAGCAAAATTAGATAAACAACAAGCTGAACAATCAGCTATTAATAAACTAAAAGCATTAGGTTTAACTGATGCGGAAGTAGAGGCATTTAGAAAATAATGGCTTATATCGGCAAACAACCACTTGTAGGAAATTATACTGTACTTGATCCACTTACAGCTACGACTACTGACACTTATACTTTAACTAAAGGTGCTGTTGCAGTATATCCTCATTCTCCAGCTAACTGCATTGTATCGTTAAACGGAGTTATTCAAGCACCTTTTGATTCATATTCTATTTCAGGTTCTAACATTGTTTTCTCATCTGCACTTACAGCTTCGGATTCAATAGATTTTATAACTGTACTAGGAGATACTTTAAACATTGGAGTACCTTCTGATAACACAGTAACCGCTTCTAAGTTTAGTTATGCAGAAGCAACTTTAACTGATGGTGCAAACATTAGTTGGAACGCACAATCATCACCTATTGCTAAAGTAACATTAGGTGGAAACAGAACTTTAAATGCACCTTCTAATAGTGTTGCTGGACAATTTATTTCTTTGCTAGTGATACAAGATGGAACTGGCTCAAGAACTTTAACATGGAACGCAGTATTTGAATTTACAGCAGATACCGCACCAACTCTAACTACTACTGCTAACTACGGCGATTTATTTACCTTTAGATATAATGGTGCTAAATGGTTAGAAGTAGGTAGAAACCTTAACTTGGTATTAAGCTAATGTACGCACTTGTAATTAAGAACTCTATTGAAAAACTTTTTGCTTATCCAAAAGGATTTGTATTAAATGGTAATCAATACCCAGCAGATATATTTACTAAATGGTCTAAAGCAGAAAAAGAAGCTATCGGAATTTATGAAGTAGAATTTAATCACTCTAATAAAAAAGATGAAGAATACTACATCAATACTAATGAGCAATTTAAGTTTGAGAACAATAAAGTAATATCTTATTTTGGTACTGCTACACCTAAAGCATTAGAAGATAAAAATGCAGTAGATGAAGATAACAAACCTATTCTTCAAGATGGAAAACAAGTAGTCATCAAAGGTTTAAAATCTCAAAAGAAATCTATTATCAAACAACAAGCTAGTGGATTACTTGCACCAACTGATTGGTATGTAGTTAAAGCTAGTGAAGTTGAAGGTTATACTATTCCAGCTAACATATCTTCGTTTAGAGCAGAAGTAAGAACTAAATCTAATGAAATGGAAAGTATGATTGATGCTTGTACTACTGTTGATGAACTAAAAGCATTATACGAATATACCAAACAACAAGACGGAACAACTGCAAGACCATTACCTACATTTCCTAAAGAGGTAATCTAATGAGTTTAATACTCCCAGCAAATTCTTTAGCTGTTGGTGGTTATGAGATAGCTAATTCATTACGATTTAATTCTGGTAGTAGTGATTATCTAAATAGAACTCCAGCAAGTTCTGGAAGTTTAACAACTTGGACTTTTTCAACTTGGATTAAAAGAGCAAACATAAGTTCTTCTCAACAAATGATACTTATGGCAAGTCCAAGCGGGGGAAATGATATGCAACTTAATTTTGGTGCAACTGATCAAATAGAATTTTTTAATAGAAGTGGTGGGAGTGTTAATGGAATTATTTATACAAATGCAAGATATAGAGATGTTTCTGCTTGGTATCATATAGTTTTTGTTTGGGATACTACAAATGCAACTGCTGGAAACAGAATGAGGTTGTATGTAAATGGAGAAGAAGTAACTTCATTTGAAACTGATACAAACCCACCTTTAAACACTACAAGTTTTGTTAATGGAAATACAAATCATAAAATTGGACAAGCTATAAGTGGTAGTGCTAGTTTTAATGGCTACATGTCAGAAACATATTTCATTGACGGACAGCAATTAACACCTACTGACTTTGGAGAATTTGATGAAGATAGT